AATTTCGGGAGTGCGCGCCAGCCCCAAGGGGAAGTTGATGAGTATCCCGTTTTGGATACTCAGGAGTTTCATGTAATTTTGAATTTGAATTCGAAATTGCTCAGTAAGGCGTGAGACTGACTTGAGTTCTATGACAGTGTCACCCACTATGAGGTCAGCCCTGACGTGACCCACATTTTGACCCTCATAAGATACGGGAATGATTCTTTCCGTCTCGTATGATATGCCGCGCTTTCTTAAAGCCACCTCAAAGGCTGAGTGATACACAGACTCGCTGTACCCTGGACCAAGGGAAGACCATATGTCCTGGGCTGCAGAAAACACGATGCGTCGTTGCTCCACAGATTCCATGAATTTTAAACTAAAATTAATTTTAAGCCAGTCTCCGAGCTACACTTCGAAGAACCATTCCAAATGGGTTTGCTGGTGTTCCGTATCTTAACCCAGCTTCATAGAGTGCAGCTCCATGTCTGTTTGAATATAGTTTGGCGAGGCTTTCAAGTTTTCTTGCGACTTGGAGCTTGGTGAGAGGACCGAGTGCAGCTGCTCCTCCAGGTAAAGCACCGTAAGCTCTAAAAATCGCATTTGCTTTTGAATTAAGTCTTGCAGAGTTTCCGCGCAACTCACTATAATTTCTGATAGCGTTGGCTAATTCTAAATATTGCTGTGACTGTCCGGTGAGTTTTAGAATATTTTTAATTTTGTTTATAGATTCCAAAAGTTTCGCCTTTGAGTTTACACGGCGCACAAGTGCACGGCGCGCAGGCGTGGCTTGTCTACGCATAGATGCTGAAAGAACTGCCGCAGACACTGATCGAGTTCGACGAGGAGATGGCATCTTGATATATATAAATATTATATTCCCGCGATCTGTGCAAGTGTTGGGTTGCGACCTTGCATGATAGCCATAACAAGATTTGGAACTACTTGTTGTTGATGAATCATCATTTGACCTAACATTGCTTGTTGTTTATTCATGATGGCGAGTTGGTGTTGACGGTTTTTCTGTTTTTCGTTTGCTTCGTACTTCCGAGCATTTGCTGCCATCTTCATAGCCAGTAATCTATACACAAATATGGCTATTCCCGAGAGTAACAGTGCATACTGTATCATAGGATCTGCCCGAATCTGAGCAAGTAGAACGGCTGCGGCACCCGCAGAACCACCGGTATAACCTGCTGCAATAACCGCTCCCTGCTTAGCAACTGAAGCTGCCGCGCTCTTTTGGGCATTTGTGAGAAGAGGAGCGGCGGGACTTTTGTTTCTGAGAGCGTCCATCGTCTGCCGTGGAATATAGCCCTCAACCTGTGGGGCTAATGATGACACCAAAAGAACGTAAAAAATAACTAAACCACGTTGACCTTTTTTAGCGAGTGTGCTAACACGGGTGTTTCGTAAAGTTGCTCGCGCAGCTGCAGGTGTCATATATCTCGCATTATTTGCTGTTAAGTTATTGTTCCGGTTGGGAGACCGGTTGGGAGACCGGTTGGGAGACCTCCGAGTGAGAGATAGGGTGTTCATATACTATATACTTTGAAAAATTTTGGGACAGTCCAATCATAAACATTTTCAGTTTATTCTCATTTGATGCATTAAAATCATATATGTCATCATCGGGAATATCTATGTCATGGGTTGGGACTGCATAGACGTGCCGCATTTTCATAGTAGAAAATAAAACACTGAGTGCGTAGCTCTTGAGATCCTTCACATCGGAGAGACGTCCCCACGCAATTCTGAGAGCTAACGTGTCTCTTCGGTCCACGAATGGACTTGCGGCAGTAGTTTCTACCGTCGCACCATCCACGTAATTATATCCATCACCGAGTTTTACGGGTGCGAATAAAAATGGAACAGCTATTGTGGCTGAAACAGCGTCGAGAACACTCATATTAGGTGTAGAATCTATATTAAAGTAAATGGTCTTCATGAAATCCACACAATATGCCGATATGTGAAGTTTCACTGGATTCAATTCGTAAAGTTCCTTGAATGTGAGGTCATCCTTTCCTGTAAATTTTTTACACATTTCTGCCAGAGCTTTTCGAATTTTTTTAGATGAAACAAGTCCGTAATTATTCAAAAGACTTTTAATATTTGGTTTCATTATGTCTCCGACTGGAACAGACAGTGAATAGTCGAGAATAGCTGGAATATTTCCATTTGAGAGTACGTAGGTAAAGGCTACCATACCACCTGCACTTGATCCTGAAATTTCCTCGAGACCCTCAAGTTGACCATCTTGTTTGAGTTTGGACAAGACTCCGAGGTACATGAAATACCCCATAGCCCCGGGACCTATAACGAGGTTTTTCACCATCTTCTATGAGTTCCGTTTAATAATATTCTGGAAACTGTCCGCGAAGTAATGCATAAAAAAGAGAAAATACAACGGCATGAATACCGACTGCGGTTTGTCCCGAAGTAATGCTTAAAATAACCCCTGGGGTCAGTGCCACAAACAGCACTCCTGGGACGATGATATCAGCGGTTGTCATATTGAATTTAAACACAAACTTGATAATCAGGTAATTAAATATGCAAAGAAGGAGGGCGTGCATGCACACCTGAACCAAAAGACCTGAACCGGGTGGGATTCCCACCAAGAGTCCAGGGCTTAAGATTGCAAACAAAAGTGCTGGTGTAAACACCTTTGGAGATGTAATATCAATCATTTATTATAGGTTTACATTAATATCGAACCACTTGTAGAAACTTTCAGGATCGACTCGTTCTTTTACAATTCGAACCCTCCTGAGTGATACCCATGCACGGATAGCATGTGGAGACGGATCTGCCGAGTAATAATGTTCTGGTTTCATCAAAAGTTCAACAAACTTTGTATAGTTGCAACTACTTTTGAGCATCAAATAGTTGTCAGCAACGTACTCGTTGAAGATGCTCCAACCGTCGTGAATCTCCTCTGAATACAAAGCTTCCCAATCTTCAGGGTCAAGTTCGTTGTCAAAATCATCTAAATCATCCGAATCCCACGACTGTTCAAAATTGTACGCATCGCGTGAGTATTCATCGTTGATACCCATTTCGTCTTATTGTAGTTACGTTCAGTCTCTCTAAGACAGGAGCTTACTGATACCAGATACGTTAACACCCGCAACTTCCTTGACGTCGACTGCGTCCTGGATGGCGTTGAAAGCTCCCTCGACCTGAACCTCGTTTCCACTAAAAAAGGTGGTCAAACCCCTCTTGATAACGTCTTTTGTGATACTACCCTTGACAGTTTTAAGCTTGAAATTAACCTTAACTTTGTCCTGGACATTCACGGTGTCAATTTTGTTCTCCCCCATGTGTTTAGTCACAAACTCGCGAAGCTCCTTTTCACGCTGATTGAGCGTTGAGAGATCTTTGCGAGCTGCGGCGAGCTGGGTCTTTATAGAGATCCACTCAGTCGTAGCATTTTTAAAGTCCATTTCTAATTAAAATGGTCTATTTTTTAAGCCTCTCGAAATTTACTGATATTCGCGCTCAATCTCAAACTTGGGGCGCATCACATCTGGGGGAATGGTGCTGAGGTTGAAGATGCTGACTGGGGTGCGGGGGTTCAGGGGCTCGCTGCGGAAGTCGCGGTTGGCGTTGCGCAGGACGCCGCCGATGGTCTCTGGGTAGCCGATCTGGCTGCGGGGGTCCAGGTAGTTCTGGTTACCCAGGATCTTGTCTGGGCTGAACTGACCAAAGTCCTCGGTGGCGACCACGTCGCGGGGGATCAGGCTGGCAGAGGACACTGAGCTGCCGCCGGCCGCACCTCCTGAGTAGGGAGAACCCATGCCGGTTTTAGATTGATTCTGAGCGGTGCCATCATTTATAGTGTTAAAGCCAAGTGGCTGAGCTGATGCATATGAGCTGGTGCGGCAAGTGGGGGCAAAAAGAAGCAGGAGGATGACTGCCGCCAGAACCATGATTGCCAGTCCCTTGCGATTCATTATTATAAGTTGGTGATATTTTTTTGGCTGGACTCAAAGTCTTTCAGTCCAGGTAGTCAGCTGGGTCCTCATCCTCCTCCTCGGCATCGTCGGCGAACAGGTACTCTTTGGGGAAAGTCGGCTTCGCGGCACCGCTGCGCACGCGCACCTGAACCACACGCCAGATGGGACCAAAGGACTTTTTCAGGAACCACAGACCTGAGAGCTCAAGAAGTACATCGCACTTTGAACCTGTCGCAACCTCCTGGAGATCGACCGAGTTCTTCTGGGTGTCGAAAGCCATGGTGACCACCTCACCCTTGACGGTTGCCAGTGATGCACTGAGGACGCCGTCCGTGACGCTCTCCTGGAAGGCGTTGGCGATCGTCTCGTCACTGAGCTCCTTGCCGAACCACTCAACCCGAGACTCCTTCGCCTGAGAGAGTAGCTCGTTATCAATAGTAGCAAACAATTTAGAGTCATCAATCTTGAAGTTGACTGACTTGGATGTCAGCAAGTCTTGTAGAATCACGCCATTCACCTGATGACGAGATCCATTAATCTTCAAAAAATAACGACCATCTGGAAGTTTTTGGGGCTTTCCGTACTCCATTGTATTATAAACAAAAATATTCTTTAATGTTAGATGAGCGCATGCAGTGCAGAATTTGTAAATTCAGGGTGTCAGTGTTTGACCGATCCCCTGGATATAACAACTTCAATTTGTGGGTACATAAACAGACAGAACGGTCTGGTGTATCCATGCAATCTCGGGTGCTGCATTCCCGCCTGTCAAAATGTCGGTCCGTACCCAATTTTCGGTGAAGACTTTCGTCCATCTGGGGGCGGCTCGTTGCCTCCAGGTTTCAATGTGAATTTACCACAGAGTGACAAACCTTCAGAAATAAAGGGGTCTGCGCCGTTTTTTAACCCACAGCCCGAAGACGAGAAGGTTTGGCAAATTTTTTTCAAAGGTTTCGTGATTTTGGTCATGATTCTACTCGCAGCAATAGCACTTAAAGCCCTGTCTCGTGTGTAGAGTATAAGATGGCTACCACCACCGATGCCCCCGTAACTCTCGACGCCCTGATGAAGGAGCTCAAGGCTGTGCGCAAGGAGATTCGCAAGATTCGCCAGCACATTGAGGACCCTACCGGTGAGAAGCAGGAGGCTCGCACCAAGAACAACGGTTTCAATAAGCCCCAGAAGGTGACGGATGCTCTGCGCACCTTCCTGAGCCTGGGTCCCGAGGATATGATCTCTCGCTCCCAGGTATCTAACCACATGAACAAGTACTTTGAGACGAACGGTCTGAAGGCGGGGCAGAAGATTAGCCTCGATGATAAGCTGAAGTCTCTGCTGGAGGTTCCAGAGGGTGTTCAGCTGACGTTCCTGAACCTGCAGCACTATCTGAGCAAGCACTACATCAAGGAGGAGATGGAGAAGAAGCCTCGTGCCAAGAAGGTTCCAGACACCCCAATCGTGGCAGCAACCTCAACCGATGCTGCCGCCCCAAAGGAGAAGAAGGTTCGCCCAAAGGTGGCAAAGCCGACGACTGCCTGAATCCGTTTGGCTTAAAACTAAACCTTGTGTGTAATATAACATAAACATGGAAACTATTCCCGGCTTGTCGCGTGAGATGCTAAATTCGCTCGTCGGAACAAAAATCAAAAATATGGAACTGTATCAACGGGCTTTCACTCACAAAAGCGCGTTGAAGCGGTACGCGGGTCTTACAGGTTCTTATGAAACTCTTGAATTTATGGGTGATTCTGTACTTGGATTCATCATAACAAAACACTTATTTGATCTTCACGAAAAGGAACAGGAGGGGTTCCTTACCAAGGCGCGAACCAAGATGGTCCGTGGTAAAACTCTTTGTGAAATTTCCAAAGTGCTTGGTCTTGATAAGCTTATTCTGATGGATGAAAAGGGTGAGCGAAATGGCTGGAACACGAATGAACACATCATGGAGGATGCATTTGAGGCAGTCGTGGGAGCCATCTACCTGGACCTCGGGATGATTCACGCCAAGAATTTCATCCTCAATTCATTCACAAAGGTTCAGACATCACTGGTTGATGATAACTACAAGGATCAACTTATGCGTTGGTGTCAGGCGCTCAAGTACGCCCTGCCTGATTACCGACTCGTGAGTCAGGTGAATGGGCAGTTTTTCATCACGGTGGTGGTGGATGGGATGGATTGTGGTTCTGGTTTCGCAACAACAAAAAAGCAAGCTGAGCAAAATGCTGCAGAGATTGTACTTAAGACTGATCCACGTTTTAAGAATAAGAAGATTCCCGTCAATGGACCGAGTACTGATTCGTGCGCGAGAACTCCTCGCGGCTGAGTACGCAGAACAAAGATCCCAGGAATGGTTAGATCTGCGTGATAATATGATTACGGCGAGTGATGTTGCGAGTGCAATTGGTGAAAACCATTATGAAAGTACTGATGCATTTATCAAAAAGAAAGTGCTTAAAACAAAATGGGCGGGAAATGCAGCCACGCAACACGGGACGCTCCTTGAGCCTTTTGTACGGGATTTGTACGATGAAATGACAGGGCGCAAGTCTCACGAAATTGGTCTCGTACAACACAGAACATATCCATGGCTTGGCGCATCACCTGACGGAGTCACAGAGGATGGTCTTCTCATAGAAATCAAGTGTCCTTTGACCCGTAAAATTGAGGCTAAAGTTCCTAAACATTACCTGCCCCAAGTTCAACTCCAACTGGAGATTACGGATCTGGAGGAGTGTGATTTCATTCAATTCAAGCCTCAAGTGGATGATAAACCCCAGGAGTTTGTCATCGTACGAGTCAAAAGGGATCGTGAGTGGTTTGCTACAAACCTCCCAGCAATGCAAAAAGCGTGGGACCGTATAGTTATTGGTCGGACCCACGGTCTGTGCGAGATTCGGGGTGATGAACCACCTTCTCCATGGGTTAGAGAAGAAATCTCCTATGATATTAAGGACGATGCCTTGCAAACACAAGAACAAGTTTCTGACGTGCAGGGATTGTAAGATGCAGTGCTGCGCTGGGTGCATCTGTTCGGAGGCTCACTCGTGTCCGATGTTGGAACAGCGCATTCTGGCTGCTCGGGAGGAACTCGCCAAGAAACTTCCCAAGGTGGAGGCTTTGAAAGTTGTGAAAATTTAATTAAGTCCTACGGACTTGGAACTATTTACTTGAGCTTCATCCGTCCAAAAAAATAAAACAGAATTACGGCAATCAAAAGAATCAAAAGAAGATTGATATCTTTTGAAGAGCCTGCCCCACCGACTGAGCACCCAGTTTC